ATCATTTTTTCTTTAGAAGAAATAGCTGTGTTATATGTGTTTATTGCCTGTATAGCACTTGATCTTGTTAACCGGCCTTTACCTGCTGCGCTTAATCGAGCTGTTTCCATCTTAGCTCTTGCATTAAGTATGTCTGTCAATCCTTCTTGGTAACGCTTATTAGAATCACTAAATGCAGTTAGACCTGCGGTTCCACCTTCACCAATAGCTCCTGCTAAATTAGGGTTGTTAGAACCCATTATTGCCAGTCCCGCTTGCGCAAGTGCCATCCATTTATCAGAGTTTTTATTTTTTTCTAAATCAGCTTGTCTTTTTAATAACTCTTGCTCAATAGTCAAAGGTTTTTCTTCTGTAGAAGTTGATTCCAACTTTGGCTTAGTCTCTACTTCTTTATTTCCATCACCAATAAGTGCATTATTTTCTTCTGTAATATTTTTATTATCTTGTTCTGTATCTTCATCATATTGATTTAATGGTTTAGTAGCAAAATTATACAAAGGGTCTGTAATATTTTGGGCTAAATTATAAGGATGAGCTTCATTTATCATTCTTCCTAAAAATTTTCCACTTCTTCCTAATGCTGTATCATCAGGTTGATTTTCTAATTTTTGTAACATTTCTTCATCAAGGCCAGATAATGCTGCTTTACCAACCCTATATATGTCTTCGCCTGTCTCACCAATATATTTTAAAAATTCATCTCCATAGCTTGTTTCTTCAGGCAAGCCATTAGCAGCTCTAACAACACCACCTTCTGCGTAATTTCTTCTGGCACCAGCAAAAGCCTTATTAAACATTTCAGGCCCACCTCTCATTGGTCTAGGCATAGCATCAGTTCTAGGCATACCTTTACCACCCATACCCGGAAGATATGGCTGTGGTCTTTGTAAACCAATAGGCTGTGTAGTTCCCGGTGATCCCGGGCCTCTATGACCAAAATAAATTGAACCCATTTCATTATTATTTAAATCAACATTAAACTTTGACTCAGCTTCTTGTTGTACACCATCTAAATAAGGATCTATTTCTTGACCCATACCTTCTCTTATCTCATTGCCAAACTGTGCAAGACCACCAGATGCCATCTTCATAGGGGCACTTGTTCCAACACCATCTGATACTGCGCTTTGAGGAGCCATAGCCTCAGACATACCCATCATTTGATTTTGAGGAACACCTGCTGAAGCTACAGCATCTTCTGCTACTGTTGGTTGGTTTTGAGCCTGCCTTGCGTCAAAATCTCCCTTAACTCTTTTTCTTCTATTAAGTTCTGAAAGTACAAGAAACTGTGGTGCATTGCCACTTGGCTGTTGCATTTCTTTAACTAATTGATCTTGAGAAAAGTTTTTAAGGTCGTCTTGAACCTGCAATACATTCATCATTAGCCTGTTATCCCTTTATATAAACCAAGACCTGCTATTCCTGTTCCTAATAAGTCTTTAACTGGATTGTACTGTTGAAATTTTGTAGTTTCTGTTGAAGGTTGTACAGGTATACCACGCAATATAGATGAGTAAAATTGCAAATCAGATCTAGGTTGATCTCTTTGTCTTACAAAATCTTCATAAGACAAATCAAGTCCAGCTTGACTTCTTGCTTGCCTATCTTTTGCTATTTTTTCTAGTATTTGAGCTGACTCAATATCACCCGCCCTTGCTTTTTCTCCTAATGCAGCAAGTTGTTGTGCAGAGGCGCCTACTTGACCTGCTGCTGCCTGAGACATTTTTTCTGCATTAAATCTAGCGTCTCTATCTGCTCCAAATTGTTGAGTAGCAGCTTCGTATGCTTTTTGTCTTCCTGTTGCATCTATACCTTGTAATTGTTTGCTTAAATCTCTTTGAGCTAATCCTTGTTGTATACCTGCTCTTGATCCTCCAAAAGCTCCTGATTGAATGGCAGTATTAGCTCTTCCTGCATTAGCCATATTAAAATCTTCTATAGCTCCTTGTTTTTGAAAATTTAAAACATTTTGTAAATATGGTGACATATATTTTTGAGCTTGAGCTGAATCAAAGTCTTGTGATGCAAACCCTGCTCCTTTTTTTGCAGTATCTAACGCAAATTGAGTACCTTGGTTTGCAAGGCCAAAATTTGGAATACCTCCAGCGTTAGCAACGCCTCTTGCTAAATTTCTAGACGCTGCAGTATCAGCATTTTCACCAGCTAATCTTTGTCCTTCATATGGAGTATACTCTCTTTTAGATTCAGACTCCGCTCGTTCAATTAATCTAGTAGCATACGGCTCATAATAATCAGGCAATGAAGTCTGTGATATATTTTGTTCCGTAGGCTGTTGAGGCTTGCTTCCACCTTTACCCATTATTTATCTCCATTTTGTAAGCTATATAATCTGGTTTCCAATTGTATTTCTTTAATACTCTTATCCATGCTTTTCTTCCATAACCTTCTAGTAACTGACAATCACAATCTTTTGCAAATGCTGTAAGTGTTTTCATAACTAAAGGCATCCATTCTACCATTCTGCTTCCCCCTATCCAGTCCATAGATAGAGATTTTTTATTTGGGTATTTTACAACTCTAGTTGTAATGCCCGCTACTACTTTATTTTCTTTTTTTGTTTCATCTATAACTAACCACAAAGCATAATTTCCTTCTTTTATATCTTGATAAACATCATCTATATGAAATTTACCACTGCTTGTATTGACTGCTTTAGCAATCATTAAAGCTACGTCATTCCAAACAACATCTAAAGCTTCTTTAGGAATGGCTGTAAATATCATGCAGGCATCATCATGCTAGATGGCACTGCAGGTGGTTGTGTTTTGCCTCCTGTTCTCATCTCTCTAACTCTATCCATCATATTATACAATTCACTTGAGCCTGCATCACTAGATCCATTGCCTATTCCGCTAACAACATCTGCAGGAACAACAAACTCACCATCGCTTAAAAGAACATCTTGATCTTGACCTAATGAAGCAGGAATCATATCAGCCATGCCGTCACCTGCTCCTTCTACCATGCCATCAGCTTGTTTAGGCATACCGCTAATTTCTCCTGATTGAACCTTACTCACTAAATCTTGTAAAGCTTCTTGACCAAATTGAGCTATAAATTGACCTAAAATAATTTTTTGTTGATCTTCATTTTGAATTTCTCCTTGTATAATATCAATGGCTCCACTAATAAGTTCTTTATCATTTAACTTACCTTCTTGCGTTTCTCCCATTCCACCTAATCCCATATCCATAGCAGCTTGATCTTCTAACTCGCCACCTTCAGCATAATTTGTAGCCATATTGTAATTAAATTCAGGATTTGCACCACCTAAATATCCTGAGTCAGGAAACATAGAGGTGTTTTTAATAATTTTACCTTCTGGAAATTCTCTTTTTTCTTTTTCTGCCTGCTCTGCTGGAGACAACATGCTATCTGCAGCAAGTCCACCTAAACCAGCTCCAATTGCTTCTGGTCTTGTTAACTGAGACATAATTCCAGACTCAGCCATTGGAGCATAACCTGCTCCAGACATTATTGGTATATTACCAGCCCCACTTGCTAATGCTTCTCCTGCTCCCGCTCCAGCACCTGCCATCCCCGGAGCAGAACCAAATCCATATCCCGGTAAAGATCCGCCAGCCATGTTGCCACCTGCGCCACCCATTTGACCGCCCATGTAACCACCAAGACCACCCAAAGCAGCTGCGCCTAATGCATCCTCTGTACTGCCTCCTTGTAATAAAGAGCCCACACCGCTACCAATGGCGCCAGCCATTGCTGCGTTTGTTAAGCCTAATCCAGCAGGCCCTAACACCATTGGCGCTGCTAAACCTAATATTGTTGATAGCATATTCATGTTAAGCTCCTATTGCTTTCATTCTTTGAACTAATCTTTCAGCTCTGTTTGTTACTTGTTTGTACCATTTTGAATCTGTCATCTCTATAGATGCCTTTTCCCAATGACCTTTATCCACAGCTGCCTTTAGCTTACTAAATTTTGACAGTCTTGTGTAGCCTAAATTATACATCATATTGCATAATATCATCTTTGCTTCTTCAGGTAAGCTATAAAAATCTTTATATAATTTTTCACAGTCTTCTACAGTTCCCTGAATATCATCATTGAAACAAGAGTTAATTCTTTTTCTACTTACTGGAGTTCCTACTGGCATACCATATTCAGGGTCATTCTTTTTTACCAAATGTCCAATTCCAAAAGTTTCTAATTTTAAATGATCTAAATAAATTTCTTCTACATTTCCTTCGTCAGATTCTATCTCTTCTCTTAATTTACTTATATCCAACTTTATCTCCCTTGCTTTTGCCTTAAAGACTTAACATGTTTTTTATAAAAATAATTTCCTATTGTATTAAAAAATACAAAAATCTTTAACCAAAAATGTATCATTATCTTTTCTTTATTATTTTAGTTAATGTTTTAGCCTGACCAGCATGTAACTTAGATGCTTTGTTAAGACCTTTAATAACTTTTTTAACTGTTGATTTGTTTTTCTTTTTCATTATTTCCTCTTTATCATTTTCATTGCTTGCCCTACGCCTTTAATACCAAACG